GACTTGGGGCCGGTGCATCAGCCATGAGGCTCGATCGTGCATCCAGCTCGGCCCGATCGAGGCCGGGGATACTATCCTGCAATGACTTGAGGAAAGGCAGCCGCTCACGGATTCCTGCGATCATCTGATTGATCATCGCGCGCCCAGCCTCGAGAAACTGGACAGGCCAAGCCGCGAGCTGCTCTTTCATCCAATCCCAAAATGCAGTGAATGTCTCACCCACCCCGGGCCACATATCATTGAACCAATCCGCGACACCGAGCCACGCATCGAAAATGAGCGTGTTAACGCTATAGGTGCCCGTCAAAAGCCCCTTGATGATATCCCAACCAAGGCGCACGCCGCCCTCGATGAGTGACCACAGCTCCGCATAAAAGACGACCAAACCGCCCCAAGCGTCCTTGAGAAAATCGGGCGCATAGTCATCAAACACACCCGAGATCATATCCCAGCCCGCGCGCGCGCCGTCACTCACCGTGCCCCAAAGATCCGCGAACCACGCGACAAGCCCATCCCAATTGCGATAGATGAGATAGGCACCGCTTGCGATCCCTGCAATCACGGCAATGATTGGATTTGCCATCATCACAGTGCCCAGAACTCCAAACGCCCCAGCGAGCGAGCCGATGCCCATAGTCGCGAGACCGAGGACAGTCACAACAGGGCCAAGAGCCGCCGCGATACCGCCGCCGATCACAATCATTTTCTTGGCCTCGGGCGAAAGCTCAGAGAACCACGCAACCCCCTCTTTGACCTTTTCAACAAGAGGCGTGAGAAATGGCGCAATCTCCCCGCCAAGCTGCTCTTTCACATCGCCGATCGAGTTTGAGAGCTGTTGCCATTGACCCAAGGGCGTTGCCGCCGCCGCCGCCGCTTGGCCCTGAAACTGTGTTTCGAGCTCGCCGAGGATGATTGCTTGCGCCCCGGCCACGTCGCCGGTTTCAACAAGAGCGGCAATCACGTTCTTTTGATCGTCGCTGAACTGGATCCCAGCCTCCGCAAGGGCGCTGACCCCCTTAATTGGATCGTTCAGAGCCTTGCCAACTTGAAGCGATGCGCTCTTAAGATCCATTTGCAACAGCGTTGCCATGTCCAAGATAGAGGCTTGCGCGCGGCCAAATACATCACCCTGTACATTGGCAAAGGTGAGCATGGGGGCGGTAATGTTTTGCAAGATGTCCTCATCACCAAAGGTCGAGATATCTTGCAATCCCTTCGCCATCTCCCCGAGCTCACCGGCGGTGAGGCCAGCCGCGCCACCGGTCGACGTGATTGCCGCTTGCACGGCCGCCTCGGCCTTGAGCTGGTCATCATAGAGCCGCACAGATTGCGCACCGAGCAAGGAGAGCGGTGCTGTAATCCCCGCAGATAGACCCGCACCGATATTGCGCATTGAGCGCCCAACGCGCCCAACGCGCTCTTGAACAGTCGCGAGCGCACCATCAACACCATGCAATTGACCACGCACCGAACGGAACGCGCCGCCGGTGGCATCATTTGCAGTGAACTTGAATTTCAGCAGATCCATCATTGCGCGCGGTTCTCCTCAAGAATTTCCAGATATGCCCCGAAAGCGATAAAGTCCTCGATCGGCATGTCGCGGATCTCATCGGGAAACTTTCCCAATCGATCCGCGAGCACAAAGATCATGAGCTCCTCGCCGTCGAGGTTCAGGCGTTTTTTGCTTCGTCTTGGCTCTCTTGTGCCCCCATGGCCGTAACCACACGCGACACGACGCCCGCATCGGCACCGCCCTCGAGTGTGGCCCGGGTGAGTGCGTCACTTTCAAAGATCGGCTTGCCGTCCTTATCGAGCGCCTTTTCGATCAACAGCGAAACCATAAGGCCCGCGTCATCATCTTTGGCATGCCCTTTGCCAATGCGCTTGCGCTCAGAGAGCGTGAGCGGGTTGAAAAAGATATCGGTGTTCCATTCAGGCACCGCCACTTTGCGCATTTTCTTGCCCTCAAAGTCGGCTTTGATCCGGTCTAGTAGATTTGTCATTTTGTGTTTTCCCAAGGATTGAAAAAGGGGCCCACGCTGGGGCCCCTTAGTGAAAGTGTGAGATGAGGATTTAGGGGACCGTTGCGACCGCAAGAGGCCCGTTGCCGACAACCGAATAAGTGCGCTCGGTGCCGCCGTCATAAGGCACAGATGCCCCGTGATCCTCGATTATCGCGTTGCCAGAGAAATACTTTTTCGTTGAGGCGTCACCCTCACTGTAAAACTCGACGGCGAGAGCATCACCGGCGCGCGGCGTCTGGTTTGCCGCATCCTCATGGTCGAGGCGCATTGTGATCGAGCCAGACCAAGAAAGGATGCCCGCCTCATTCTCGGCCCAAGCGTCACCGGCCGCGCTGTGATCATGCATCGCGGCCTTTTCGTTGAACGACCAGTTAGTGAGGTGCGCAACGAAATTCGCACCCAATTTTGCCTTGCCGTTTTGTCCCTTATGACGTGCCATTTTGTCTGTCTCCTTTAGGGGGTTGGGTTGCCGATCGCGACTTGCGCACCGACTTTGAATGTTAAAAGCATCAAGCCAATTGGCTCGGGGCCATCGGGTGCCGTCGCGGTTTCAACCCGCGTGAGCTCGGCATCCTCATGAATGGCAGTGAGCGCGGTCAAAACCGCGCTCTCGACGGGTTGCGAGATATCATCGAGATCATCAAACACATCGGCACCGCCCGCCATGCGCAAGACAACCTCGAGGGTGATATCCTGCAACTCATCATCGACCGCCTCTCGCGCAACATCGGTGCGCGGTGTGGCAACCTCAAAGGCGGGCAGATCCGCGCTGTCACCGGCGCGAAATGCTCCCTTGCGATCGGTGAACGTGGGCAAGGCGGCTTTCAACGCGGCCCTTACAGCGCCCCGCGCCGCTTTGCGTGGGTGGCTCACTTCGCCGCCTCACTCTTGGCAGGCTTTGCGCTATCAGCCTTTGCCTCATCAGCGATGAGCTCGGCTTGCCTTAGGCGCACGAGATCGCGCGCCTCTTGCGAGGAGCTCGGGGCAAAGGCGGTGCCGCGCGGGGTTGCGGGGCGCTTGTCTGTTGCCTTCAAGGTCATAAGCGCGCGGTGAGTTTTAGTTGCCATTGTGTCGGCTCCCTTCGGGGCTGGTGTCGAAATTGTGCAAATGAGCCTTGCGAGGGCCGGGCTATGTCTCGGCGAATTTCTCGAGCTCAACGAATAGAAAACGATCGGTTGCAGGCGAGGGGCCCGGGGTGACACTCAAGACCCGCCAAGAGCGGCCGTCTGCGTCAACACGATCCCCAGAGCGCAGAGCGCCCGCATCATCGATCTTGATTTTCAGCGAGGGCAGGTTTGTCCAAAACCCGCCCTCGCCAAAGGTGTCGCCCGTCTCAACGGGCACCTCGCGAAACACCGCGACAACCTCCTCGGCCGTGCCGCGATCGGGATAGATCGAGACCACATCACCAAGGGTGGCGGCGATGATCCCGCTCATGCCCTCAAACGGGCTACCCATTAGCGGATAGTCCCATCGAGCAAGACGTCGCCCAGAACAGCGCCCGAGGCGGCAGCCGCCGTTGCTGCACCAATTAGGGTGTTGCTTGTGGCTGTCTTAGTGACCGCCTTGGCAGTGTCATCCCAATAGAGCTTGTCACCCACGGCCCATGCCGCACCGGCGGCCTTTGTCAGCTCAAAGACACCATTGCGCACGAGCACATATTCGCCACCAATGGCGGTTGTTTCTTGGACAACGCCAAAGAGCGCACCCACTTTGAGACCTTGGCCCGATACGAGGGCGGCGGTCGCAACGAGCGTCAGATTGTTGCCCGGTTGAATATAGTTTTTCATTGTTTTCTCTCTTTCCAATGAATGTGATCAGGATCGCCGGGCGGCCGTCATAGCCGCCCGATCATTGTCTCGCGGCGCGACTTATGCGCCGACGTTCTTTGCCATGCCTTTTGCCTCGCCGGTGCCTGCACCGAAGATATGGCGGGCGTTCATGACCACGCGATCGGGGTTCATGCCCTCCTCGATCTCAACCGTTGGGCCTTCGTAGCCGCTCAGATTTGCCACGTTGATTGCGGGCATGTCCGAGCTCGCGACATACCAAGCCTTGTCACTGCCGCCTGACGCTTGCGCGCCCAGCTCAGGCACAACGATCGGCGTCATTGTTCCTTTGTAGGGGTTGGCATCACTGTCTTTGCCCGGCGTGGTGCCCGCAACAAATTGCAACGCAACCGTTTCCAGTGCGGGCGGAACAATCAGCAAATTCGGCGTGATTTGCAGGAAGTCATCGGCCGCCTTCGCGCCAAATGCTTTTTGGTCCCACATCTTTTTGCGCATATTCCCCATCGACGTAACCGAGATTGCCGTGCCCGGCGTGATGAGGTTGCCGTGGTCCGCGTGGAACAGCGCCTTATCGTCGCTCTTGAGCTTGGCATTTGACCGGATCAAGGCCCAAACCATCGAGTTTTCCATCTGGCGAGCCGCCATGGCAAACTGATTTGGGATCCGCGCAAATGCGCTCATGTCGTCATTAATCACGGCCTCAAAGGTGAGGATGATTGTGCGACCACGGCGCTCAACCTTGAGGCCTTCACCCTTGTCCTCGAGCTTGGCGACCTGATACTCGCCATTCGCCGCGACCGGCTTGAGCTGGAAATCACCGCCAAAACTTGTTGGTGCCAGCTCGCGGAAATCGGCCGCCGAGATTGGCGTGCCTGTGATCGCGTCCCAATTTGGTGCGCGGCGGTCATATTCGGAAACCAACGTGCGGCGCATCACTTCGCTTGTGATGTGGCTAAAGTCTGAGACGCCCAACGCGCCGCCCGTCATGGCTGTTGAGCTCATGCCGCGCTTGATGATCTCGGCCTCATTGTGCCCACCAGAACCGCCCAGCATGCGGGCAAGGCTTTTGGCACGCATGCCGCGATACTCGGCCGCCGGGCCGTCTTTGCCGCCAGACATTGCAGAGATAATGCCCTCGAGCTTGGTGTCGGTCTCATCGCGTGTGATTTGCGCACGCTGCCCACCGGACGCGGCCGCAACTTGGCGCTCGGATACGCGATCGAGCATTGCAGCCTTTGCCGCCTCGGCCGTCACATCAATATCGATGTAGGCCTCAACATCAGCCTCGGTAAGCGAACCGGACGCGACAAAGGGCGAGGCCGCCGCGCGGATTGCGGAACTACGCGCACGCTCATCGTTGCGGGCTTGCAACGCGATCGCGGCCGCATCAGGAGCGGCAGGCGCAGGAGTAGGAAGGGGAGTTTTGGGTGCCATTTTCAAGGGCTCCTTTTTTGCGCCGCGCTTTGCGGCAGGGGTTTGCATCTGGGCGGGCTGCCCACCTGCTTTGAAAGTCTGGTATGCGGCCGCCATTGTGGCGGCGGCGGCTTGCGCATCGGCAAGCATTGCGGCCGGATCCCCGAGGGCAACGGCGGCGGGCATGATCTCAGGATCCGCACCCGAAATTGCATCGGCGAAACCAAGTGCGACGGCATCGGCGGCCGAATAGTAGGTTTCGGCTTTCATGATCTCGCGAGCGGCCTCGGCCGTGACGCCCAGCTTGGCGGCATAAACAGCCGCATAGCCATCGGCCAAGACATCGAGGGCCTCGGCCGTTGCCCGGTGTTGCTCGGCCGTGCCCCAAACACCGCCCGAGGGATCATGGATCATGACAAAAGACCCCGCCGAGATCTCAACGCGATCGGCACCAAGTGCCAGCAATGAGGCGGCAGATTGCGCCGAGCCCTCGATCACGATTGTTACGTCGCCATCATGGCGCGCGATCAATGCGCGGATTGCTTCGCCCTCGGTCGCAAACCCGCCAATCGAGTTAAGGCGGATAGTGACCGGCTCACCCTCAAACGCGGCTAGTGCTGTGCGCACGTCCATCGGGGCAAACCCGGGGAATCCCCACGCGGCGAAATCATCATCGATTACCTCGCCCGAGAGGATGATCTCGCCATTATGAATAAACTCTCGATCGCTCATGTTTCCGGTTCCTTTTCTGCCGTTGTGGCCTTTTCAATTTCTTGATCGCGCGCGATATCCTCGAGGCGCTCTTTGTGGATTTTCTCAGGATCGAGACCGAGCTCGCGTTGCTTGCGCGAGCGGCTTGTGAGCCCTGCATCCATTTCCTTGATCGCGGCGGGGATCTCTTTTGTTGGATCGATCACGGGCGCGCGGGGCGGTGTCCAAGTAAGCTCGAGATCCTCGGGCAGAACGCCAACGCGCGTTGGATCAAGGTTCCAAGCCTCGACAAACCAACGCTCGATGCCCTCACAAAATTGGGTCACTAGAAGGTTTGATTGCCAATCCGCGATATTGCGGTTCATTTCCATCCGACCCATGCGGCCCGAGGAAAAGTTGACGCCGCTTAGATCCCCCGAAAGGGCTTCATAGGTAATGCCGAGCCCGATCGCGATCGTGCGGATACCGCCGCGCATAAATGCCTCATAGCTGTCCACCTTTGGGGGTGTCGTGAACGAGACTTTTTGCCCGGGGTTGAGGCTAACCAAAGCGCCCGGGGCCAGATCCTCGAGGCCGGTTTCATCGCCGCCCGGCGCGGGCGAGCCATCATCGAGATCCGTTTCAATCACACCGGCAAGGAGCGCCGCCATTTTTTGCTTGAGGATCTCGGCCTCTTGGTAGTCTGAGAGCTCGCCGATTGAGAGCATGACCGGCGCAAACCAAGACACCCCCCGCAATTGGCCGGGGCGATCGAGGCGGCGAATGTGCAACATATCGGCGGCGGGCACGCGCTCGGATCTTGCAACATAGTTGCGAATGTTCAGCCACCCGCCCGGGTGTTGCGGCTTGAGGTGATAGGCGACGATCTCCCCCGTTGGCGAGATCTCGATGCCGTTGACCACTTCGTTATTGCCGTGGCTGGTCTTGACCTCATCGAGATGATCCGCCTCGAGGGCTTCAATCTGGAACGGCAAGGCCAGCTTTCGGCGGAATGCATTGTTGCGCCACCGGCGGCGAAAGAGGATCTCGCCGTCAGTCACCGCAGTTTTTGCCGCAAGGCTTTGGAAGCTGAAAAGGTTATGACACCCGGCCGCATCGAGCGCCGTGCTCATGAGGTGCCTTTTGATCGCCTTTTCAACGTCGAGCTTGAGGCTGTCAGCGTTGGCAAGATCTTTAGGCAAGACAACCGAGGGCGTGATGCCGGTGCCGACAACATTGGTGGCGATCACACTCACCGCACGGGCGGCGAGCGCCCGATTGCGTACAAAGTCGCGGGCGAGGTTGCGCATGCGAGCGCGCGAAGAACCCGCCGCCACCTCGGCCGAGCTGCCCGGGGCTTTCCAGCCATAGGCCCGGCGGCCCGTGGTTGCAGCGTCGTAATTCATCAAGACGCGCGCGGCCGCCTTGGAACGGATCCGGGCATGACCGCGCGCGGGGGAGAGCTCGAGAACTACTTTGTCGAGGAGTGAAACGGCCATTCTAAAGCCCCCGGTTTGAGCGAGGGAAATGCACGGTCATTTTGCGGGCCGAGGCGGGCTGCACATCGGCATTCATCATGCGCAAAGTCTTTTCCATTTCGGTAATACTGCGATACTCGACCTCCTCGTCGCCCTGCTTGACCTTGCGCACACCGCGCCCGATCGCTTCCTTGAGGTTGTCGATATCGGTTTGAGTGAAAGCCATTTTTGCTATCTCCGCAGATACTTGATCCGCTTGGCCCCGCTCGAGCGAGGTGTTGCGGGCTTTGGTTTCGGTGTTGGTGCTGGATCGCCGCCGGTCTCATCCGGGGGCTCATCATCGGCCGAGAGATCGACCGCAAAGGTGTTGAGCGCCGAGGCCTCGGCCCAAGCCGGGCAGGCCTCGACATAGTTGATCCGGTGCGCGCCCTTGTGCTCGGCGAGAGCGAGAGCTTGCACCGCGTGGTCGATCGCCTCATTGCGGCTCACGCCCTCTTTCTTGCGCCAACCCTTTTCGGTGCTCTCCTCGGCGATGTGCTCCTCGATGAGCTCCTCAGACAACCAAGCGCACAATCTCAAAGACCCATCGCCGCCCTGAAGGCGGCAAAGAGCGGCGAATGTGCTATCCTTCAGCCGGTCAACCGCCATGTTGAGGAGCTTCACACCTCGGGCTTTCTTGCCCTTGGATCCGCGCTCGGGTGAGGCGTACCAGATCCGCGCATCGAGGCGCGTGCCACCATGACCACGGGTCAGAAACCACCGGCCCCGATAGCCCTCTTTGTTTTGCTTGCGCCAAAAGATCTCGGCATTGTCCGACACACCGGCCTGCCCTTGAAAGTCCACCGCCAGCGCGAGAGGCATGAGCCCATAAGACGTGCCCGCCACGGGATAGACCTGAGAGGCAAGCCCCTCGAGGGCGGCCCAGTCCTCACGATATCGCGCGGGATCGATCGCCCGGCCCTCGGCGTGCGGTGCATCGCTCGGGGGTTGGATGATATCAAAGCGATCGATGAGAACGCGCGCACCATTCGCCGCCCAAGCGTAAACCGACACAGGAAAACGCGCCTTTTGCACGTCAACCGATACCGTGACAAACCGCGTGCCCTCAGGGCAAACGCCGCGCGGGGCATCGATCAAATGTTTCTGCAAGATCTCGAGCGTGAGATCCTCATCACTCGCCGCCTTGTGCCCTTTGAACGGCACACCGATCTCGGTGAAATAGACCGTTGCAAGAGCGGTATCATCGCCCATGCGCTCGGCGAGGGCCTTGGCCTCCTCAAAGCGCGTGACCATGCTCGACCACCGCGAGAACGCGGCCGCCACACCGTTGAGCGCCCATGATGCACACTCAACCTCTCGGGCGTTTTCAATCGGGACGATCTCCCCGCTCGCGCTCTCATGCCGCCACCCGCCGCGCCCGTCGAGGGCCGTGCGATTGAATTCGGCTTTATGTTTCGGCGCGATCAAAGATCCACAATGCGGGCACATCAGCTCGGCCGTGCGCCCAGCATCATGCGGCGCAAGGTTGGCGTCATAGTGCAACCGATCGAAACGCGGCTCGAACTCATCACCGCAATCCCGGCATTCCCAATACCACCGGCCTCGGGTGCCGCCGTTGTAAAGGTTCACCACGCCCGCCGAGACCGGCGGCAATGCGTGAGATCCAGGAATGTCCAACTTCGCGGCCTTGCCCTTGAGCGCATAGAACGCAGGCGAGCCCTCAACAAACACAAAGCCCCGGCTCATATAGGTCCGCACCCTCGCCAGAGACAAACCAACTGGCGTGCCCTCGGGCTGATCAGCAGGCCCCAAAGATTGCGGCATGTGGTCAAAGTCGGTGAGTAAAACAAGGCGCTGTGTCCGCGCCGAAAGTTGGCGGGCCACCGGGTAAGAAATTGTCAGCGTAGAGCCGCGAAAACGCTTGCGCGAAAACGTGCTATCCGCGCGCAGCTTCCCCAGCCGCGCGGCGATGAGCGGGCTATTCTCGATCGTCTTGTCGAGTTTCTCTTGCACCCATGCATCGCCGTCCGTCTTGGTCATATGCACGATCTGGACCGGCGAGGGATCACACATCACCGAGTGCAACGCGATCACCTCGAGGGCCTTTGTCTTGCCCGATTGCGACGGCCCAACAAAAGCGCCCATCTGAAACCGGCGGCTTTGTGTCGTGTCGGCTGGCTCGACCATGTAGGGCGTTTGCATCCGGTCGTAGTTTTGCCAGACACCACCCAAAGGCACGCGCACATAGAGCTCGGCCGCATCGGTCACGCTCATGCGCGAGGGCGGATCGAGAAACGGGAGCGCCTCGCGGATCAGATCCTCGGGCGTCACATAGGGTTGCAATGGCGGCAACTCATGCAGCGAGCGCAAGCCGGTTTCCGAAAGTGTGACCACGGGCTCAAATCCCTAACTCTTTTTGGTTGCGATCGAGCGGCACCGGCTCACCGGCAGGCGCGATCGCGGCCTCAATCTGGATCCGCAGATCGAGGAGCGCTTGATCGCAATGATCTTGCATTTTCTGCACATCGATCGGCTCGAGCCCGAGCTCACGCTCGGCAAAATCGGGCATCGTCGTGTAGGAGCGTTGCACCGAGGCAAACACATCGGCGAGCCGATCACCCAACCGCCCAACCCGGACAAGATCCCCGCGCCGCTCATTGACCTGCATTTGCAGGAGCTCGGCCTCGAGGAGCTTGCGGTGCTCTTGCGGTGAAAGCGCCGGCGCATGCTCGGCATCGTCGCCAAGGTTCAAGAAATCGGCCGCCGCCGCACGGGCAATGCGCTCGGCCGTCTCGCGCGCCTCGCGCTCACCGTCCTGATAGTTGCGCGCCCAGATCCAACAGGCGGAAAGCTGGAACTGATAAGCCCGGCCGTTGCTGCCTTGCTCGAGCACCGGCAAGCCTTTGCTCAACCATTCGGTGATTGTGTTTTCAGACACCCCGAGCGCCGTCGCGATTTGGGCCCGATTTAGGATCCCATCCTCGAGGTGCTCGGGGAATGTGTGACCCACGGCGAGCGCCTCCTCTTGTTAAACAACAACAACAACCCCGATTGGGGCCGTTGGTTTTTTCTTAGTGTCAAAAATAACGGGGCGCGCATTACCCCTGTGCGAGAAAGGCCCCGGAAGGACCCAAAGCCCCTTGGCCCGATGTTTTGCTAACGCGCGGTGGCGAGAGCCTGTTGCAGACTTCTAACGAGCTCTTGCGGGAAGTGCCGCCGCACATAATCGATGCCGATCTCCTGAAACTCAAACTTGCGCGAGTACTCGGCCTTGTCCTCATAGCGCACCAAGAGCTTAGGCGACCCGCGCCAATGCTTCGGACGCTGCCAGATCCCCGCAACGCCCTTGACCCTGCCAGAAAACGTATCAGGCCGCGCCATGAGCCTTGCCACCGCACGGCGGGGAATGTTGCCATATTTGTTCAACCGGATCCCGACCGGCACCAACAGCGCGCGGCCCTCGGGGCGGCGGGTGCCACCAGCGACAACGCGCTGCAAATATTGAGCCTGTATTTTCTTGATGCCTACCTCGGCAACCGGCCGCGATTTGCTTGCCCCGTAGGAATAAACACCCCGCAAGGTAAACGGCGTGGGCTTATCCAAGATCGAGGCCATGCGCGTCTTTTCAAAATCCGCCACGTTGCGGGCCGTCACGCTCAAAGCGCGTGCGGTGGCAAATGGCATTTGCCGCCGCGCTGCATCTGATAGGGCGCGATCGAGATCGGCCGCGTTGCTTTCTGCGTTGAACATCCAAACCCCCCGCGAGCCTCCTCGGGATTGGCGGCGAAAGGCATCAATCAAGAGCTTTCACCGCCGCACCCTTGGGAGGCGGAAACACAAAAGCCCCGCCGGGGGGCGAGGCCTTTACTATCCGTCGCACCGATTGCCAGAGACAATTCGGAGCGATGGAGCAGACGCTATGCCGCGCCGTTGAAACTTGTCAACGGCCGCCATGCGTAGGGTTGAAACTCACCGCGCCCTTTGCTCATCGGCAATTGGCGCGATCATGACCTCCAAAAGCTCGACAAATAAGACGTTGAGACGCTTCACAAGGGCCGATTGTGCAGACCAACCATGCGCCTCGAGGATCTCTTTCGCTGTCTGCGATTGAAGCAAGACGCCATCCAAGAGCGCCCGCGCCGTTATCGGCATGCGCGCCCCGTTGCGCCGATTGCCCGGTGCGAGCAAAATCAACTCGGGCTTGCCCGTTTGCGCACACCCCGTGGCACCGTCCCAATGCCAACCGTTGATAGCCGCATGCACACGCGACAAGATCCGCACGATCTGGACGCCAGCGACGGCACCGCCATCGGACACACCACCACCACCACCGGCACCGGCAAAGTCTTGACCTGCAACCGCGCCCACACGCTCGCACGCATCGACGTAGGACAACGCGGCGAGGTAGCGGGCATCATCGCGGCCCAGACGTGCGAGAGCACGGGGCACACGGCGCAATGCTGTCTTTTGGCCAAGGGGCGTGATTGGCGCGCCGGGCGCGAGCTTTCCGTCGCCACCATCCTCGACAAAGACCGGAGGCTCGACCAAACGCCCCAGCGCGACAGGCGGGGCAGCGATCGAGGCAGGCGCGCGCTCCTCGACCGTCGCGGCCGAGATCCCTTGGCGGCGAGATCCTGCCGCCTCGATGATCCTCACATTGATCCCCTCGAGGTGCTGCCGCGCGATGCCCAATTCTCGCTCTCTCGTCCGTCCCATCATCTTGATCCTCAATCTACATTTAGTTGTTTTCCATTTGTTACACCTCAAAATGTCGAAAAGGTTTCTGGATCTACGGGAGGAACGGGAGGATAGAATTTTACAATGGGAGGTAAGGAATTACTATAAGTCGTTGTAATTAAAAGAAATAGATGGAACGGGAGGCACGGGAGGCATTTCCCGCCTTACATAAGGGCTTCCTCAACACCTCAACCCCGCACCCCCTTTCGTATAGTAGCCAGCCCCCAAAATGCCTCCCGTGCCTCCCGCGAATTCCTAAAGCATTGATTTTGTTTGCCTTCGTCCGATATTTGCCGCCCATATTGCCGCCCATCGTGGGAAGCATGGGAGGCAAGGGCAGTTTTTATTGGGGGGTTAAGGGGGTGCGGGGGATCGAAAACCCAGATCTAGCGCCGCGCCTTGCCGCACCCGTCGCGCCCATATTTGCGCATTGATCATTAAAGTGCCCGCCCCAAAGGGGCAGGCAAGAGGTTGATTGGGCCGCTAAAGCGGCCTAACTG